TTCTTGGTGTCGAATCATCGCCGTGCTCAAAATAGAAATGCCTACCGGCCTTATCCACATATATGGTTTCGTGCCTATCAGCCCGGTGTGTCGCTGTCGCCCAGTAATCTCCGCCATCTGAATGAATAATTTCACCGATTGCGTCTGACGGCACTGAATTTTGTTGTGCTTTTGGCACTTTTGGTGTGGGTTGCTTGGTCGTTGACTCTGTGTGCTGTACTATAACATCTCTTCCTGGGGAGGTATAATACACAACCTGCGGTTGCGTGGTAGTATGCTTCTTCTTTTTCTTCTTAGTGGTTGTGGGCTTTGTAATTGTGGTGGTTGCGGTCGCCTCTGTGGCTGCCGGTTCTGTAGTGGTCTCTGTGGGTTGTGTAGTGACACCTGCCAGTGCACTGGATACAGCGTGATCTACCAGACTGGCTGTCTCCTGATCATGCACTCGATCATAGTGCACCCACACACCGATACCGACTCCCACCGCTACCACAACGGTCACCACAAGGATCCACACTTTGGCCTTAGACTTCATCTTCATCTCTCCTTTCACTCCCCACCATACCACACTTCCCCGCAGATTGCAAGAAAACAGGAGGCGATTCCCATGTAAAATACAAATTGCAGTCAACTGCAAACGGCGGCTGATGCACGCTGTTTTTTTATGTCAAAAAGGAGGATTTTATGCAGACATTAAACATTAAGGTCACCCAGCAGGCGGTGATCTTACAAAACAAAGATCCGGTGACAGCTGAGAATGTCAATCAGATTCGCTGTGTGGTGGAGCTGGACCCCGCATATGCCGATCTGGTCGTGCGGGTGTGCATGAACGGCCAGTTTGCCACTGTGGTGGATGGACAGTGTTTCGCCCCGCCGCTGCAAGAGGGAATGTGCCGCCTGGGCGTTTACGGCTATGCTATGGATGGCGAGCAGTTGGTGCAGCGTATAAGCCCGGAGCCGTGCGTGTTTTATGTGCGCCCTGGTTCTTATGACCCGGCAGCTGTGGAGACGGACGCACCGGATCCAACGGAGTTGGAGTCTTATTACGCCAAGGTGCAGGCACTGCTCAAGGATATTGGTAAGGGTGTGAATGGCACCACTTATACGCCTAGCGTGTCCGCAGCGGGGGAGATCAGCTGGACCAATGACGGCGGGAAGGACAACCCGGAACCGGTGAACATTAAAGGCCCAAAGGGTGACACAGGTCCCCAGGGCGCTCCTGGTAAAGATGGAGAGCGAGGACCGCAGGGCGAACCGGGAAAAGATGGTGCAGCGGGCCCACAGGGTTCCCAAGGGGAGCCGGGCGCAGAGGGTCCGCAAGGCCCCAAAGGGGACATAGGTGCACAAGGTGAACAGGGTCCCAAGGGGGATACAGGTGCGCAAGGTCCACAGGGTGAACAAGGCCCTAAAGGCGACACCGGCCCTCAGGGCGAACAAGGGCCAAAGGGTGATCCTGGACCGGCAGGTGCTGATGGCAAGGATTATGTGCTGACGGACACGGACAAAACCGACATTGCCGCCAAGGTGGAGATCCAGGATGGCTCTTTGACTACGAACAAGCTGGCGGACGGTGCTGTCACCGGTGATAAGGTCAGTTCACTGGCCATTGAGGCCAAGCATATTAAGCTGCGTACAATAACCGGCATGCGGCTGGCTCTAAAAACGGTCACAGAGAACCTGTTAAGTGATGAGTTGCAAGCCAAACTTACCAGCTGGGTGGGCACTCTGGCACAAGCGGCAGGCGATGAGGTCACCCTGCACGAATGGTGGAGTACCTCTGATTTTTGCCCTTATGTCCTAAATGTGGATTATGACACACATGGTACCATTACATTGCACGCTGACGATGCCAAAAGCGGCGATCATGCCTTAGTCCTGCGCAGTGGGGCGCTGGTGTCATTCTTCGAGGAGGACGGTACGGAGTGCGCCGTGATTACGCAATCTGACTTTGGTATTGCGGTGGTCCGCCGAG